ATGCGCTCAACCTGCGCCTGCTGCGCTGCTACATCGCGGATATCTCCCCGTGCGATCTTAGCGGCTTCAATTTGCTGCGCTTCAACCTGTTGTGGTGTGTATCCTGCGGCGCCCTGCAGTCCAGACATGGCGCTTTGATATGCTTGTGAAGCTTGGCTAGATGGGCCCGTCATTCCTTGAAGAACACCGATAGCCTGATTGTAGTAGGGATTGGTTACTCTAAACTCACCAGTAGCGGGATCTACTGCACCACCAAAATATCCAGCCTGTCCTAAATAAGCCCCTGCTGGAGTAAGTCCTGCCTGACGAGCCGCATCAGTAATGCCACTTTTATCTCGCTGATATGTTTGATAAGTCTGGCGCTGCGCACTCCATCTATCCATGTTCCTTCGCTCAGCAGCTGTGAGCGGTTTGCCCGCTGCAATCCGATCTTGGTAACGTGCCAGTGTAGCTGCCTGAGATGCAGTGATATCTTTAGGCGTTGAATCACCACCTCTAGCAAACTTGCGAGGATCTTTTTCTGGCTCGTCATCCAGTGACATGATGCCACCTGCAGCAGCCGTGCGAGTGTAGTTTTTAGGCTGTTGCGCCTGTTGCTCTTCCGCTGGCGTTTGAGGCATCGCGATTTTAGGGCCGCGCATATGCGACTGCATCTGCTCAGTAATATCTGCTACAGAAGCATTTTCAGGAAGGCCGAAGAATTTACGTGCCTGTTTAGGATCGCCTTGTTGTAACCCCATCAGCATGTCTTGCTGACTCTTGATATTGGCAAGGGCGGGTTTGAGAATAGGCTTCGCAAGTGCGGTGGCTTCGGGAGAACCCCAAATGCCTGTAGCGACCTGTTGATATGCCTGTGTACTAGATGGAACTGATGAGCCGCCCATAGCGATACCTCTTAAAGCGATGCGCTAATTATAGAATATTTACGTTCCAGCCCATACCGTTTCCACAATCTGAGAATCTCATCTCTAGCCCCGGCTTCTACCGATGTAGCGCCGTTTGCACGGAATATGTCGAAGAGCTGGTTACCATTCTCGTTATTCGTAACGAGACGCCCACCAAGGGCAATAATAAACGCGACCCTATCTCTAGGACGATTAAAATACTGAACCGCTGCAGCGCCTTTAAATTGGCCCGGTTCGTCAAAAGCTACGATCAAAGACCATGCACCTGTTGCTAGGTACACTCGAGCTTCTTCTAAATTGTAATCTCCGCAAGAGTATCTGAGCGCGTTATCAATGTAGTCTTCAACATGCGGAAGAACTTGGTTTACCAACGCGACAGGTACTTCTTGGATATTCACGCTCTTCGCCTCTCTTGAGCGCGGCGCTTGGCTAGGCTACCTGCTTTTGGCGCAGGACCTGCCGTCAGAGCATTAAACAAATGATCCAGATACTTGGCGCCCGCCTTGGTCGAGCCGTTACCGATAGCACTGACTACATCCGCAGGCACGATGAAATCGCCGTTACGTAATCTTACGGAGCCGCCTTGCTTAGCAGCATAACGGATTTCACCGCCTTGCGCGTTGCCTTGCATCCATGAAGGATTCTGCCAGCTAGAAGACGGGCTATAAACATCCGACGCAAACTGCTGGCCTTCTAATTTCTGTCTATCAATTTCTTTCTGACCGCTACTGTCGTAAACAGGTTGTGGGTTAGTTACTGCCTCTACACCTTTAGACGTTATATTAGAAGCCGCCAGATCCCCTAACTTGCCAAAGCCAGTTATACCCCCAGAAGTCATTGTTGGACCAGCAGCTGGCACGGCTAAACTACCGCCCGGAGCCACAGCGGTCGGCGCTGCGCTTATAATCCCCGGCGCAATACCCGATCCTGAACTCGCCGGAACTGCTCCTGCTGGAATAGCACCGGGACCGCCCATAGCCGAGATAACACTACCGGGCATAATACCCCCTGTGCTACTAGTTGCTATTGTAGGTGCCGCTGTTGCTACTGGGGCCGCTGCCGCGCCTCCTGTCCCCGCTGCCGCGCCTCCTGTCCCCGCTAAAGCGCCAAGACCTGTTCCTGCTGTACCCGCCAGAGCTGAAGCTGCGGTCAAAGATCCGAGGCCCCCAGCGCCTACAGCGGTAGATCCTAATGCGCCAATCCCTAACGCCGATCCTAAAGATGCAGATAACGCGCCTGCAATATTTCCTATAGCAATGCCTGTTCCAATAAAGCTCATTTGGGTGCCTCCAGCAGATGGCTGTACTCTTCCATTGACTCGCAGACCAAAGCTTTTTCTACCCTATCAATCTCCTGCTCTTTGCAGGCATGAACGGTCAGCCATTCCACTTCGTCAATCACGTAGATAAAACGATGCGTACCTTTAGGCGTGATAAACACATCTGGCGCCATGACTTCCCGCATGTTGCCTTGTTCATCCATGACGCGGATATGCCCACGAAGACAAACCGCAATGTGATCTGACTTATGAACCTTGGTCGTAAAAACTGTACCCGTAGGGACTATGATGCGCCTGCCGTAAAGTTCATCCGTATGATAATGGATCGGCTCTGGATCTACACGTTCTAATTGATGTTCGTCAATGAACGCCTCCATGGAGGCTGTGATTTCATCGATTGATGGAATCTCTTTCGCTAAAGCATTCATGCCAAACCTAATTGTTTAGCAGCCATAGCTAACCCAGCATTTTCTTCCACTTGTTCTTCCGTTCCGTAGGCGGCTCTACGCACCTGTTTAAGAAGATCGTCCAGTCTGTCCGTGCCGATCATATCCACAATATGCCGAGGGATAACGTACTCACCATCCGCTACTCTGACAGGTTCCTGCCCTTCAATATCAGCATCAATGTCATCAGACATGCCGTCGCCTTCACCGTCAATAAGACCCCCCTGCGCCATTTGAACAACTTCGTGCCTTTGCGGTGACGCAGCAGCATAAGGTTGCGCTCGAGGAATCTGAGACTGTGGATAAGGATCTGAACTAAGCGGCTGTGTGTTGATGTAGCCACCTTGCGCAAACTCAGGATTTTGCATCCTGCCCTGCATGAAACCTGCAATTCCACCAGAGTCTTTTACTTTCTGCACTAGGGGTTCTGGAATCGTAATCTTAAGGGGAACAACCCCCGGCGCTTGCATTACAACAGGACCACCATCGGCATAGCTGTAAGTTGATTGGGCCAACTCCTGTGCCTGTCGTTTACGAAGCTCATTGTATCGTGCAACATTCTCTTGCATCTGTCGGGCTACGTCTTGTTCTTCCTGCCCTGCAGTAACTGCGTTACCAATCAACCCTGCTTGGAACAGATAAGGAATGTAATCTTCGTACTGTTTGAATCCTTCACTAGTGAACGCTTTGCCACCAAGCTTACCGAGATTGTCTAGGAAACCGGGTTTTTCTCCAACTGTTGTAGTTGGTTGTGGGGTTCCTTCACCTTGTAAAGAAGAATCTTGATCCTGATAAAACTTAGCCATACTAGCTGGCATTTGTTTATTATCTACAGGTGATACACCACCTTCGGGTGTGCTACCCAGCATATCTTCCGAAGCATAAGCGCCTAGACCACCAGACAGACCGCCTTGAAGCGCACCACCCATAGCGCCAGCCTTACCGCCCGTAGCTCCACCAACCGCAGCGCCAATACCTGCACCCGCCAAAGCGGGAATGGCTTTAGACATGATGTCTTTCATGATTCCTTCTTCAAAGAAGTCACCTATGATGGGGGAAAGCGCAACTCCTGTTCCGAAGCTACCAATTCCGCCAACAGCACTCCCAAGAAGATTCGCCCAGTTATAAGCTTCAGGAAGCCCCGTTTTAGGATTGACTGTAACAGGCCCAAGAATCTGGCTAAGCGCCGCTACTTCTTTAGGGTTGACATGCATTAGCATGGAGTCGCCATTGCGACCTAAAGATGCGATCCCTTTTGCTGTATGTTGCATGGTGATTCCTACGGTACTATTTTAAGAGTGCCACTGTCATTCCAGACATCACCAGAAGCAAGCCCTGTAGATGCTGTGGGTAGCTGCGAAAGGTTTAATGTGGTCGCTTGAACAGCACCGGGGTTTGCCTGCTGCTGAATGTAGTAGTTCAACTGCCTAACAATCATATTAAGGTACTGGACATCATATTCCAGCGGCGCCAGCGCAAGGACAGGATCTGGAACACGATTCGCATTAGCCATCAGCCTCTCCTGCCATCAGGTTGAATTCTCAAGCGCGGCACACCCAACTGCCATTTTACATTGAGATCATCACTACTAATACGGAACGCAATCTGTCTGGCTCTCAACCGTATCCAAGCCTGATTGGTGTAGTTGTATATCTGCGTAGTGACCTTCGAGCTGGCTACCACAGAAGCATCGGCATAACGGAAGGTGCCTTGGCCCGGATAGTCTCTACCTGAAATGGTGATATTCACGTAAGGCGTAACGCCTGTAGATCCAATGAAGTCAACGTCAGGAATAATACGAGTCACAAACGACAGGCTGTTGCCTTCCCCTAAGTCAAAATCTGAACTCTCAATATAGGCGTCCAAAGGCAATGGCGGATTCACCGCAGCGTTGTTCAACCCGGTCTCGTGATAAAGAATGTTACCCGCACCTTGCCCGCCAATGATGGTCAGCAAGTCACCTACGGTGTAGTTCACACCCGGCTGAGAAACGATAACGCTCGTCAAGTCGCCATTGGCATTAAATGTAGGAACAAAGGAACAGCCTTCGCCTGTACCCCCCGCCGCAGTTACCGAAGAAGTCGTCGGTATCGAAGTGTACTGCCCGTTATCTACAACCGTTACGCCGTTGATAGCTCCTGTACCAGAAACACCCGTCACTTCCAAAATGGCTGCTCGGTTATACGCTGCGATAGGCACCGCCTGAATATGAGACCCCATCCACGCAGAACGCAGGAGCTGCCCGTAGTACCAGAGCTTTTCGAGGTAGTTGTAAACTACATAGCGATCATTGTAGGTAGACCCAGCAGAAGGGTAGAACCACCAGACTTCGTTGAACTTTTCATTCTGTCCTGCGTAAATCTGCTCAAGCTGTCCTGTGTTGATATCGTCAAAAATGTACTGACGCAGTGCGCAAGGAAGCGTGTCCACGCGGCCTGAGTAAGCATAGAACTTGTCCTGCCCCATCCAGTACGTGATGTTGTTCGCGGTTATAACACCGTTGGCAGAAGCAATCGTAATGTCCGTCGCCAGAGGGTTAAACCCAAAGACATAAGGAGGGCCAAGGTAGCGCATGGAATAGAGCGCAGAGTCCGTCCAGATCAAATACTCCTGACGAGTGGCCTGTACAGAAATAATCTGACTGCCTAGCGACAACCGCTGAGAACCCGCCGTGGTGCCTACCACCGTGATATCCCATTCCGCAGGATTCTCCTGCGCGCACCACCGGATCAGCATTGGGTCTTGCTGCGTCTGTAAAGCTACATCAGGATTCCACCAATCGTTGGTAGAGAAAGCCACAATGTGCCGCTCTTCCGTCACCAGAACATTAGATGCTACAACGGGGCCGTATCCATCGGCGCCGGGGAAATCGAGAATATCGATTCCTCTAGATATGACTTCACCACTACTTGAAAGACCAACCCCAGTAGCAGCATCCCAATAATACACAGGGCCGTTAGCAGGGTTGAACACAAGCATCTGTCCATAATTGTCCGAACTCCAAAGGCGTAAATACTGCCGGAAGCCTTCAACAGAATCAGACAGAGTGATACCCGTGTTCCACGCCCTAGCTAGATCCGTACTGTACTGAAGACCCGTAACCGTTCTACCAGAGAGATGGCTCGTTGCGGACGTTTGGCCTGACCCTCTTGTGCATCCTGTCAGACTTGTGCTGGTCTTGCCGGAGTACTGAATCCACTCAGCTTCAATATAAACATAGCCAGAAGCAGCAAACGCGGTAGTGTCCGTAACCGGAATGGTCGTAACCGAAGCATCAATATCTGCCGTAGTAGTGGTACTACCAGCACCCGGAAACTGCGCAACCCACGGTCCAACACCCCAGCCATTACCGAAGATGTTGATATCACCGCCGATAGAAATCTGGAAGAACGCATGCGCTGGGACGTTCCCACCTCCGTTTGTCGTAGAGGTTGATTGAACTCCTGTATTGACCGTGATGTAGTTGGTACTAACACCCATGATCTGAAACTCAGCGTTGAGCACGCTGCTGGTATACGGACCAAATGCGCTTAAGTTCTCAAAGGTGACAAAGTCTCCGGGGCCAGCACCGCTGGCTGTACACGCAACGGCAACGTAAGTACTTGTGATCGTAGCACCTGACAGATGGCTCGCCGCTGTCGTACCGTTGTACCCGCGAATACACCCAGAAAGAGAAGTGCCTGCCGCAAACCCTACATAGATATCTTCAGTTCCAATCGTGATGACGTAAGGAGAGGCGCGTGTAAACGCCGTACCTGAAGCTACCGTAATGGTCGTATCGGTATCCGAGATGTTGCCACTCAGCGCGCCGTAGATGGGATAGACAGGATCTGCATTGAGCGTAAGATCCAGACGGATTGGAGTGATGTCGTAGTATTGGTTACCGACCTGTACGTAGTATTTTAAATTTGTGCCTATGCCGAGGATGTAATACCCCGCCAGCGAGATCCACTCAATCAGGTTACGGCACGTACCAAGAAAGTAGTCATTACCGTTGATGACCCAACCGCCTAGCTTCTCTGGAAGTCCTGAACGAAACCGTACCAGATTACAAGAATACCAGCCGCCCTCACCCGCATAGTCGGTCCCTTCACGATTTACGCCCGGCCTGAATTGAAGCTTTTGCAGTTGAGGATCAGCCATGAGGATTACCTCCAGTCTGCCGTCGGTTTAATGGGCCACGGAAGGTCACCTTCAATAGGAGACACCGCAACGCGCCGAAGCCACAAACGATACTCGTCAAACTCTGCTGCATTGAACAGATAAGGATCGTTGTTAGGGTCGCGCACGCTAGGGTTCTCTACCCAGTCCGTGTCATAAAGCTTTCCAGTCGCTACCGCAGCATTTTGCTCCGCCGTCGGAGGAACCACAGGAGTAGGAGGAGGATTGTCCGCTTCATACCAAGCCGCCACTGCATTTAGCGCCCACTGTGGAAGAGCTGTAATGTCTTGGTTATGCTGCCCGTCGGTATATTCGATCCAACCTACATGGTTGTCCCACTGTAGGGCGTGCACATTTGCGGGAGTTCCTTCCCAAACAAGCCGTGTATATCCTTTGCCATTTTCGACGACTGTTCCATCAACTGGGATGATAGATAGCTTCATTTCTGTGCCTCAAGAATTTTTGTCTGTTGTACGCTGGCTAGAAGTACCTGCTGGCTGACCTGATTGGCTTTCACCATCTCGTTTCTAAACGACTCCACTGCGGAACCTGTTTGCCTCTGTTGCTGCGAATTTTCAATCAAAAGAATAGGCATCCACGCCATCGCACAGCCCCATTCCTCAATTTGTTCACCTGTGTTCGGGTTGGCTCCGTTGACTTTCATAAACCACGCGCATTCCAACTCTTTACAAGGCTCAAACCCGTTGAGCGGGCAATTCGCTTTAGCTTTAATCTGCATCAGTCTTTACTACACAGAATAATGTCAATGTACTGCACGGCTAGATTTATTGCATTACCGCTGAACGATGCTGATCCAGAAACAGAGTGACTATGCGAACCACCGCCACCTGTTGAGGCTGTATTAAATACATACCGCAAATTACTTCCAGAAGTCGTACCAATAACCCCGCCCCCGGTTAAAACAAAGGCGTCGCCCGGTGAAGCATGCGAATGGCTCGGCATCTGAGACTCGCTTAATGTGGTAGCCGTTGCAGATAGACCGCCAAGACTTACAGAACCCGTAACAGACTGAAGCGCAAACGCGGTGCTAAAAGCTACTGATCCACTCGATGTACCGCCTGTAGAACCTGAAACCACACGAATGGCTTTATCATTTTGTGTAATTAGTTTAGTCCAACCAGACGGCGCATTTTGTTGATAGAACAACATCGTTGTACCAGACCCAAACCCGCTACCTCCAGCAACCGTATCTACGTACTGTTTTGTCGCAGCATCTGCCGCTGAGGTCGGCGTAGCCATGTTTGTGATCTTATTGGTGGTGCCCATATTAATGGCACCTGACATCGTACCGCCTGCCTTTGGCAGGTAATTACCCAATTGGGTCGTAGCATACCCTACCGTGATTGCATCTGTAGAAGCTGATGGCGTACCCGTGATCGTGACCGTATCTGCTGTAAATACGTTAGCTGAGTTGCTACCTTCAAAAAAGTCCGTGCCGTCTGTAAAGACCAGCATGGAAGCACCTGCTACCACCGTAACCGTCGTCGGCGTGCCTGCCGCCAAGGTGGACATAATTACGTCTGTGTTCGTCGTGTTGTTGACGATATAGACTTTGGCTACATTAGCTGGAGTAAAGACCGTGCGTGCTGAGCCTGCAGCGCCTGCCACATCGATAATCATGGACCGCGCCTGATCGAAGGCGCCATTTAGAGAAGTCAATGTGACGTTCCCGGCAGAGATATCAATCGTTGTGATACCCGTGATTGACTGTTCAATCAACGTGCCGAGGTTGTTATTGGTCGTGTTACCCCATGTGTTAGCTTGCTCACCCGGAGCGATCAATTCGAGGCGAAGATTAGTTGAATAGGTACTGGACATAAATGCCTCTTAAGTCGGTATATCGGTCCACGTTGTCGTGGTGTTCGTTGGGATGTTGCCCCATGCGGTACCTGCAAACTTACGAATTGGCGGCAAGGGTTGCGGCAGGCTGGCTATCGGTTGCGAAGCAATCGCAAAATCATCTCCAAATACTTCTTCATCAAATGCAATGTCTACCCAAAGCCCATCACAATGATCAGGACAATTACCCGGCTGAACCGTTGGGAATATGTACCACTCACGTAAGCTATTGAGCGTAGTATGAATTGTCTGGGATGCAACCGCAATATTCTGATCCGTAATCAGACTGACGGAATTCAACGTAGTCGCAAGAGACTGCGAGTCAACTGACAGCACCACATCCAGATTCAGCCCCACGCTATGCAGCGTAGATGCCACGGTTTGCGAAGCAACCGTAATATCGTTATTGGTCGAAAGACCAACAGAACGCAGTGTCAGATTCAGCGTCTGTGACGCCAGCGTTGCATTAACTCCCGTAGAAAGCGAAACACTATTAAGTGTGAGGGAGATTGTCTGACTATCAAACGTCGGAGGTTGAACCTCAACAACAACGGAATTCTCAACCAGCGTAAGCGTTTGAGACCCAAGCGTAACATCCGCCGAAGCGGAGAGCGTGACACTGTTTAGAGTCAAGAAGAGCGGCTGGCCCGATACCTCGATGACATCGTCATCGCTGATATAGACAGAGTTCTCAGTAAGATTGAGAGTCTGAGAAGAGACTTGCAGGGTCTGGTCAGTGACCAGAGAGACGCTGTTGAGCGTCGTAGAGATCGTTTGAGACGCCAGCTCGATGCTGACGTTTACTTGCCCAAGCGAAGCTAGGGGCGCATCCGCGATAGGATAGAACCCCAGCATGGTGGATTACTTCTTTTCTTTGGTAGCGACGAGCACTAAACCAGAAACCGCCACTCCAGCCGAAGTGATCTCCTTCCAAAGATCAGGGTCTACGTTGACGCCAACACTAACCAGAATGACAGACAGTCCGTACCATGTGGAGGGCTCCCGTAAACGATCAAAGATCCAAGAAACTGCTGCCATGTTGTTACTCCCTAGGGATCTCAAAATGTGGTCCATCTGGGAAGGTTTTAGACAATTCAGTCTTCCCGTTAACGAACTCGGTCTCGGATAGTTTACGCCAGTTTGCCCCCCACCGCACTTCAGTGCGGAGCTGCTTCGCGGCTTCTTTCACCGCTTCAGCCAGAGGGTAGAAATCCTTCCAGTCCCACGAGACTTTGTTGTTCACGATGGGAGCCAGATCGACTGCATCCCCCGTCAGATGCCTTGAGTTCATGGTCTTGGTTGCGCCCTTCTCAAAGAGATAGGCTTGGCGCTCTCGGGTACGGAGACCTTCCACAACGATGAAATCGATAGGCGTGATTTGTATGGCCCGCTTGACCACCTGCACAAGTGCAGGATTCACCCCTTCGAGTCTTCTCAGGGATTTCTGACTGAGTATGAAGCTCATTTTTACTCTTCCGCCGGGGCTTCTGCTGCCGGGAGCTGACCTTCGGCTTCTTTTTGAATCGCGTTAATTAACTGAAAGACCTGTTCATAAGGCTGCTTACCAAGGAATCCCATGACTGCATTGACGAGGTCGAGGGACAGAGAGATTTTGTTTTCCATGATTTTCAATGGTTGGTTGATTGGAGCGCTCAGTTTACGCTGAAGGCGTAATCCATGGAAGTTGAGGCGAGATGATTTTGGGATTGATTTGATTTTCAATCTGCGTATCAATGCTGGCGTAAGTGGCATTCACACCATCTTCACCCATAGCAGTCTGCACCCAAGAAATCACCTCGGCTTCAGTGAGATCAGCAAAAGGTACGTAGTCCGGCTTGTCCGGGTTTACGGCAAAAGACTGGGTGGTGTAGACAGAACCAGAAAAAGTCCCATCAGTACCCGTGCAAGTCCAATGAGCGACTACAACGTAGTCCAGCTTTCCATCCAGATCAGGGATGCAGTCAAGAGCGGTGATAGACCAAGTGTATGAGTTGCTCATGCGTTTACCTTCTGTTTGAGGAGGTTGAGTTCAGCGGAAAGGTTTTGGACGGCTTTGACTAATACAACCGTAAGCCGCTCATATTGAAAACCTTCAGGTTCGCCATCTGCGCCAAAAATGACCAATTCGGGAAATCCAGCCTCTAAAGCTTCATCCGCAATGATGCCGAAATGATCTTTACTTTGGTCATCATTTTCGCACTTTGATCTATAGCGAACCGGGCGAAACTTGTTGATGTCTATGCTTTCAAGATCACGGATATCCTGTTTGTATTTAAGCGCCGAAGTGGATCGGTACATATCGCCCGGAGCAGAACCAACGTAGACATTAGCGGCAGAAGCCGTGGTCTTGTTGTAAATAGGCGCCATATACAAATAGCCATTGCTCGGCTCATAGGAACACACCTGATTTCCAGAGCTATTTGTGAAATTAAAGGCTCCTTTAACTTGCAGGGTATACGCACTCCCCGCCGAACCAGTTAATCCAACCAACAAATTCCCACTCGCATCCAGCGTCATCGCCTGAGTGCCGTTGATGTAGTAGTTAAACCCTGCATAAGAAGCAAGGCCCATCTTGGCGCTTAGACCTGATGAGGTAGAGCCTGTGGTCGGTGTACCGCTGTAAACGCCCCAAATTGCTGGGTAACCGCCGATAGTGGTGCTTGCTTCAGAGTCCCCATCCAACATGAAAGACAAGAATCTAGGCGTAGATGTGTTAGTGGACGGCCTTATTAGATTTAGGTTGGAATAATTCCAGTTTGCCGTCGTGTATACATATTGCTGTGAGTTAAATACGTTAATGCCACTGGCGTTAGGAGATGTTCCACCAGCTCTTAGATACCCATTTACGTCCAGCTTATAGCTCGGCGTCACACCAATACCGAGGTTGCCGGAGGAGTCTAGGGTCATTTGTTTTGTGTCGTTCGTAAAAAACGACATTGGGTAAGCACCGCTGCCATACACTACCGTGGCGTATGCGCCACCACCAAAAACAGTACCCGCGCTGCTTTCCCTACCAAAATATGATGATCCCCCTGTGTTTGCAGTTTTAAAAACAGAGGAATTTGTTCCTGTCGTGGAAGTAGCAGTGACCCACGCTTGTGCTTTTTGCACATCTAATACTTGCGCTGGCGAACTCGTCCCGATACCCAGATTCCCCGCGCTGGTAAGCGTGACAAGATCCGTTACACTCCCTGAGTTCCCATTCCCAAGGCGTACCGTGCCGTCAGGCGATGCGGGCTGATACCAAGTGAAATTGTTCGTCGCGGTGACGGACTGGCCGATCTGGACGTTGTTGGTCTTTACTGTACTCACGGTATCGTCTCCAGAAATGCGTCAACTTCGGGCTGCGTCATCACGTTGCCATCGGGGTCTTGGAGTTCAACGCCACCTGCTACGTCTCTCTTGAACTGCTGGTAGTCGGTGTTGGCGGGGTCGAATGGGATAAAAGCTCCATCTTCAAAACGCTGTACGCAAGTTATTTTCTGACTTAATGAATCTTTGACTTGTTTATACATTTATAGCTCCGCAGATGAAGACCAAGGAACTTGCATTATATAACTGCTGTAAAGGGTTAACCCAGACGCCCCGAAGTCCACTCCAAACTCATTAGCATTAGAAAAACCAGTGAGACCAACGGACGTAGCCTGCACCCACGAACCAGTAAAGTAACAAGGAAATCCGTTAACCGTTGACTTATTACTACCAGAATAAAATGTTACTGTTGGGTTCGCTCTTTTTGTGACTTTGTAGGTAAAAAGTGCGGCTGGGTAACTAGCATAATAATTAGTAGCTACAGTTCTATCTGTTACTGCGGCGTTATTTCCAACGGCTGTACCGGGAGCTATATTAGTTTCATAATACCTCTGACACAACGCCAACTCAGTCCCATACAGGCGATTCTCAAACGGGGTAGCCGTTGCGCCTTTTTCGAGTTGGACTCCGGTGATGTAGAAGGTTGCGCCGTTGGTTCCGACTACGCTGGTTGCGCCTGTAACACCTAATGCTGATACAGCCTGCCAAGAACTCGATGCAGCGGATTGCTGGGATGTACCTGACCCAAGATCAAAATACAAAAATGCAAATGCCGCATTGCTAACAACGGGGAAAGACCCAGATGTGGGCGCAGGAATTGTTATAGTTTTATATTCCCAAGTGTTTGCTGCGTTAATTGTGTAGGTGTACACATATTGATAGGCCAAAGCCCAAGATTTTATAAACCCACCAAAAGTTCCAGTGAGACTTGATCTTACCCAGAATGAGACTGTAACTGGACTTGCTCTTGAAGTACCCCAATTTAAATCGGCTACATTCAGCCCTTCTAAAGGTTGCCCGACCCCAAAAAAATCAGATGCTACGACAGAATAGGCCGATGTTGAAGTAATCCCTAGATAATTTGTGAATCCGGCTGGGGGAGTTACAGAACCCGCGTTCTGTTGAAGAGTAAATTTAGCGTTTTGGGTTGAAAGGTAGCCAAATCTATCCACTGAGTATAAAAAACCCCCCGCTGCGACTGTGGAGACACTCGCCCCCGCATTCCTCTGGTCAATCATCATCGCGCCGTTGATGATCTTGTTGCGGTTGCCAGCAAGCTGACTTGAGGTTGGGCCTGATGTGGCTTCGACTGTGTTTGACCCTGCGGCTGTCAGGGTTTTGTTGGTCAGGGTCTGCGTTGAGCTGGTATCAGCCAGCGTTGCGTTCGCAGCAGGGAGTGTGACCGTGTAGTTTGAAGCCGTTGATGGGGTGTCCAGCGTGACCGAACCGCCGCCAGAGGAAGAGAGTTTTACGGGCATGTTATTTGGCCTCCAGTGCTTCAAGACGGGCGGTGAGTTCTTGGATAGCTTTAACAAGGCGCGGGGTTAACTTGCCAAAATCGACACCCATCATTTGCTCTGGGTCTTCGTGAACGCTCACTGCCTCTGGCACAACCTCAAGAAGCTCTTGTGCGATATAGCCGTAGTCAACGTGAGAACCATCCGACTTCCAATCAAAAGAACGAACCTTAATAGCGTTAATTGAACCAAGTGCGCTAGGCGCGTCTACGATGTTTTCTTTCAGACGCTGGTCTGAGGATGCAACATAAGATGTTGATGTCCCACTTGACGAGATATATCCAGCCTGACCTGATGATGTATTAAAGCTAATCATGTACCCGCTGGAGGCGGATGATTTAACTAATTGGCCATAACTTCCTGAAAAATTACCAGAAATTTGGAATAAATAACTTCCCGCGCTACTCGTCGTCCCAACCAACAAATTCCCAGAAGAGTCGATGCGGGCGCGTTCGTATGGGCCAGCGGAATTAGTGCTGAACGTGATGTAGTTGCCGGATGAAATCCCTATCGCCGCGTTTTGATAGATGGTATTTCCGGTGTCATTCCCACTTATTCTTAGCCCGTATAAATATGAATAGCCTCCAGATACGTCTAGTTTTCCTCCCGGAGAAGTCGTCCCAATCCCAAGATACCCACTCGCATCCAGCGTCATCGCTTGGGTAAAGCTAATCGCGTTTCCGGCGGTTCCTGATGGGGCGGTGAACCAATAAAAAGCTCCGTTCTCAATTTGAAATTGAGCGGTGGCGGCGGTATTAATGTATTACCAAGCAGAGCCGCTACGAACAGAATTGGACATCATGTAAGCCGTATTGGCTGCTGATCTCCCACCAAAAGCAGAGCCGTTTGACCCCGCCTGAAGTATTGCATACCCACTATCCCACGCACTCGGCGTAGCCCCAAGGCCCAGATTCCCACTCGCATCAAGGCGAAGACGTTCAGTGCTGTTGGTTGCAAAACCTAGTGCGTTAGCAGCAGGCAAAAACAGGCCATTGGTAGGCGTAGTCGAGCTGCTTGGCTCAAAATCAGGGGAGAGAATCCCGTTGCTGCCATCAAGCGTTATAGCCATTTACACCACCACCCAAACTGATCCTGAAGAAACCGTAACCGTTACCCCACTTGCAACCGTAATTGGACCCGCTGACTGTGCGTTATCACCCGCTGCAATCGTCTGGTTTTCAGAGATCGTGGCTGAGTTCACGAATAACCCATTGGCTGAACGGAATGTTGTGGATTGGAACTGCCCGACAGACGGCTGATAGAGCAGTCTAGCATTACTCGTATAGATCGTCTCTGCCGTACCCGAAGTGGCTGAAGCAAACGTCGGGTAAAGATTACCAACCGAGGTCGTGTCATTAGAGAGTGCCGCACCGCCAATCGATTTCCAAGAAGGGCTTACGCCCGAATAACCCTCGAACTGATTCGTCGTCGAGTTGTAGCGGATCATACCCGTAGCAGGAGACCCCGGCTGTTCTGCCGTTGTACCCTTGGAAATCTGCAGTGCGCCTGTCGAAGTGAACGAAGAATCAGAAGACGCGGTCAGTGTTGTGAAAGCGCCTGTAGAAGGTGACGATGCGCCAATCGGCGTGGAGTTAACCGAAGACGAAGTGATCGTCTTATTGGACACATTCTGTGTGTCCGTGGTACCCAGAATATCGCCAGTCGGTGCCGTCTTAGAAGTACCCCAAGCTGATCCTGTAGAAACAGGAATACCAATGCCCGGATAGACCATCTCGTTGATGGCATCCCAAGACGGTACAGTGCCATTTGTGGTCAGGTACTTTCCATTGTTGCCCGTCATATCGGGCAGGAGATACGTGTACGGCGCCGTACAGAAAATACGTTTGTTGCCAGCAGTAAAACTGACAAGGTTGTTGGAGTTAGAAGACTGGAAGACCGTTCTAGTTAGGGTGTTGGATGAGTAAGTACCGTAGCCTATCTCCCAATCTCCGGCTCCCGAGTCGCAGACATACCAAACGATATCGCCATTGGTGAAGCTGCTCCCAAATGTGACGTACCCTGTAACTGCGCCATTAAGCGTAAAGGTACCTGTACCTACCGTAGTGGTCGTCTCTTGTGTCCTATCGGCTAACA